CTCTTCGCCTATATCTAGATCAATAAACAATGATCTACAGAACAGAGCGTCTTTTGCCTTCCTACTAAACTCGTCGAACGTGCTTACTGCTATGAATATGTTTTGCTTTCGCTTTTTGAAGTCCTCAACTAAATCAAATATCTCGTCAAACGTCTCTGTAAATTTGTTCCTTGCTGCCCCTGATGCCGGATCAATGCCGGTAACACAGTAGACGCCCTGTGTTGGCAACGCCTTCTCATAAAATTGTTTTATCATTTCTAGAGTAGAGTCTAAAAAAGCGTGATTGCTCACGCTTTGGTGTGGGGGTTAGGGGGTGTTACGCCCCCTATTTTTACTGTAGTTTTTGACCGATCATATCCTCAATGTATTTTTTAGCTGCTAGAGTATTACGTGCGGGCAAGACACCTTCCTTCATGTCTTTCTCTACAAGGTCAATAAACACTTCGACAATATGTTCGTTCTTCTCGCGGATAGGTCTGCCACGGAACCAACTATACAATGACATGCGAGAAACATTTAACGCAACCGCTACGTACTTGGCTGGTAAGTTTGCTTTGACGCAGGATTTCGCAAGGGTAACCCCAATCCTTCTAGGATTACCTTTGTGCATTGCAATTAAAAACTTCTCGCTGTATGTCCGTGGCATCCCTGCTCCTTATTTCTTAGACCATTTCTTCATCACATCAACAACGTTCTTCTCGGCATCACCGCTTGCGGCTGGCTTTGATTCACGCTTGATAGGCTCGTTCTCTTTTGCCAACTGCTCAAACCCACCATCATCTGCGGGTGCTTCGCTACTTGTATCGGCTTGAAAGACACTCATCTTAATAGCTGCTTCTGCTGCTGTGCTCTTAGACTGCTGTGCAATGACAGGTAATACATCATCAGGTGTTGCGCTGTCAGGAGAGAACACAACCTTCGGCGTAGGTGACTTTGTATCAAACGCCATACGGGTGATAACACGCCCAGCACTGACGTTGTTAGCTGCCAAGTGCTGAATGTAAGGTCGGAAAGGGCGACGACCATTATCCTCTTTGCCGAACGCTGAAGTGGCAGGCAACACCAACTGCATCACATCCCCTGCGGGATCATTAGGCAGCACAACAGCAGTGCGCCACGACAATCGGCACTTAGTACCCATGCCACTATCGCCTGAACCTTTAACGCTGTACTGACACTCATTACAAGACTTAGCTGCGGGAGTCCGTACGTCTGCATCGGGGGTTTCAGAATCGCTTGACCAACAAGCGGGGCTAACCTTCTCGCCTTCCTTGTAGCCTTGCATATACAACTGACGCGATGCCTTGTGTGCCATCTTAACGAAGATGACATTCATAAAGCGGTCTTCAATCGTACCAACTTCTTTACCACCTGCATACTTACGAAACACGCCACCCTTAATAGAGATGCGTTTAATACCACCACGCCCCGCGCCACCTGCAACGGCAAGGGTATCTTCATCAAGCCCGTCTACGGTGAGTGATGTGTTTTGGGACAGCAATGTGATTAGATCGTTACTCATTTATTTTCCTTTGACTGAATTTAACTATTTAGATGTAGGCTTACGTACCGTGATGCCAAACTCGCGCATCACATTTACGCCGGGGGGTAGACCATCGTCTTTATGTTCCGACATAAATTCTTTGAAGTTGCCTTGGTGTATACGACGTTCAAATAAATCAATCGCCTGATGCTCCAAAATAAACTTCTTAAAGTTGTCCCAATCGTTGCAGTAAAAACGCTCATTCATCTTGCGGATAACTGTCCCGTTTTGGGTCTTAATACTGTCTGCGTTAGTGTCGTTACAGATTGAAAGCATCGACTGCTCTAGGACTGACAACTCTTCCTTTAGCACCTTGTCTTTGGTCTCATACTCATTGAGTATCTTTTCACGTTCTGATCTAATTGTCAAGTATATTTGTACTAATTTCCGATAGTTTGTTTGTATAGATCAACCAGCTTCTCATGCGAATCAACTTTGCCTTGAAGCATCTCATACATCTTGCGTTCCACTTCCGACCCTTGTAGGTGTACGACAGTCATACTGTTTACTTGGCCCACTCGGTCTATTCGGGCAACGCATTGTAGGTATGTTTCTACGCTCATTACAGGTGACCAAAACACTACGGTGTTCGCAGCAGTTAGTGTTACGCCATGCGAGGCAGATTGTGGTTGAATAACTAAGACCCTTGGTGACTCTGCGGTTTGAAATCTATTGATGATTTCGGCCCGCTCTCTTGCTGATACATCTCCATTAATTATTTCATTGCTGACTCCTTGCTCTGTTAGATACCGGGCCACTACCACTATCGTATGACGGTAGGGTACAAAAACGATGACCTTGTGTTCAGTCTCGTCAAGTACCTCCGACAATGTGTTTAGGCGTGGGCTTACATCAAACTCAATTACATCGTGCTTATCGGTGTATACAGCACCACCTGATATTTGTAACAACTTACTTAACTTCGCAGCAGCATTGACTGCGCTGATTTCCTCGCCTGCTGCCTCAACTAACAACTGACTCTTTAAAATTCTGTAGTACTTGTTCGCCTGTGCGGTAAGCGGAACTAAGCGGGTTTGGTACATAACCTCGGGCAAGTCCAAACATTCAGCTTTGGTAAACCGGATAGCAGGTTGCAGCGCATCGTATACAGATTGCTTAGAGGTTGGTTTAGCAACCCAACTGAACCTAGACACAGGGTGCATCACCTTATCGCGCCAAGCCGTGAAGAACTTTGGTACGTTGGTAGGTGCTACAAGTCGTGCAAGACCAAACGCATCAAGCGGAGACTGCGAAGCAGGAGTGCCAGTCAGCATCCACAGTCTTGTGTTCGGGGTTAAAAGTTTTGCTAAAGTTTTCCAACGTCGAGTCGTAGCTGTTTTATAAGCGTTAGCTTCATCAACCACAATTAGGTCGAACCCTAACTTGAGTATCTCGTCTTGAACAATGCCGACACCATCGTAATTGATGATGACAAACTCGTACGCACCACTAATTATTTTCTTACGTTTCTTTGCATCACCATAGGCAACTGCAACGCTCCTGTGCATAGCTGTCTTGAATATATCTGCCTGCCATGCTGAGTACATAATTGATAGAGGGCAGATCACCAATACACGCTTGATTAGCCCTTGTGTCATTAGATAGTCAGCAGCCCAAATCACAGAGGAGGTCTTGCCTGTGCCTGCCTCGTTAAAGCAGAACGCACGTTCGCGCAGCGTCAAAAACGCTGCGGTTGTAATCTGATGTTTGAACGGAGTGAAGAGGCCCGGAAACTTATAGTCTCGCGTGATTGGAGAAGGTATTTGGTCATGGTCATATATCTTTGTGAGGGTCTGCATCTCCTCAAGACCCCAATGCACAAGTAAGTCAGCATGGTCATCGTTAGAGTAGAGTATTTCGCTCTTATCTATGTTACGCATGGCTGCGTGTGCTGACTCTACATCTAACACTAGTCTTACCGCACTATTATCAACTATTTTCACAATTATCCTTGACTGTTAATTACCCCTTACGGGGGTAAGTCGGTTGAGCCTAACGCGCTGGAGAAGTCGGAAAACCTTTTAAGCACCGCCCAACTGACATGGTTAAAGGGTCAAGCAAACTTCCAAAGCCACCCCCCGCTGCGCACTCATGCCTAACCGCAGCGTATTATTTTTTACGTTCTTTCTTACTAACTTCTGACACCAAATTACCTTTTGAGTCGCGCTTAAACGAACGATTCTTTGCGGCACTTTCAATCCGTAATCCATTCTTGTTAGAGCCGCCTTTATCAAGTGCTTTAACGTGTGCAACATCTTTACCCTCACGCGCATCGGCTTTACCGTTGCCATTACCGTCAGGCATTTCTTTGTCTAGCTTACGCCGACCACGTTGGCGCTCCATGCGGCGGTCATTTTCACCTCTAGCTTTTTGCTGTTGGTATTCTTTATCATACGGGCGTGGTTTGTTAACGTAGGGCATTATCTTTCCTTATGGAAGTCGCAGGTTCGCACCGGACACCATCCACACAAAGGCGTAGGGTTAGGCATCCACGCATCATTTTCGTACGACATTTGCATTCGCGCAAGGTCACCGTTAAAGCTATTCCAGAGTTCTCTAATCTGGCTACGCTTGTACTCTTCATCAATAAAAGTATCATGAGCCACGAACAATAGCCCAGCTTTAATATGACTCACATCAGGAAAGTGGGCAAACACCATAAGTGCCATAAGCTTTAACTGCTTTGGGTCAGGGTACTTATTGCTGCCTGTCTTGTAGTCAACGATGTACGCCGTGTAATCTTGGATAATCAGTAAATCAGCAATGCCCCGCACCCACCGATCTTTGCCGTTGTACTCACAAGCACCGCCAGCGCTATCAAGTGCCATCTTATGTTCAGGGTAGCGATCCCCTTCGATCTCTAGCAAGGTATCAAGCATCCCTGCAAACCGCTTATAGTTTTCGGCAAGGGGTGTACCGTCTTTGACGTAGTTCTCAAGGGCTTTATGGACTTCATTGCCGTAGGTCATCTCAGGCGTCATACGTTTGAAGAAACGTTTTAGTACTTTAACTTCCTGATATTGCTTGGGGCAGTTAACGTATTCTTTTAACGATGAAAACGACCATGTGAATTCCATACCTGCCCTTTGAAAAGTTTATCTGTACATATTACACAGAAATTGTACGCTCGGCAATACATTCTGCAACTATATTTAACACTCGCCGTATGAGTCCCCGTACTTGGCTTCACAGGCTACGGGTAAACCCTTAGCCCACTCGGGCGCGGTAGACATAATTTGGGTAATAAACCCAATCGCTTCTTGGACTTCCCCCACTGGCACAACACATACAGCCGCATCGTGTACCGTGAGAACTACCTTGTACTTTTTTTGGATTTCTAGCATCTGCTGACCGACGATGATCCTCGCCAACGCCTGAACTACGTTCTCGACCACTGTGCCGCCCCATAGATGTACCTTTCCTTTGCGTGACATATAAACGTATTTAGGCTTACCGTCTTCACTTACATCTTTCAGATCAGGGTAGCGTATGTACAGCCCGTTGGGTAGGCGTATGCCTTCTTTGCACACTCGCAAGCAATTGTGCTTGCCGTACCATACCTCTTTAGATTTCTCGTCATCCCAACCCGCTATCTTAGTTAGCATCTTGTCACCGTCACGCCACAGCGTGATGATCTTGTCGTTTGTGTTGCGGTATAGCTCAACAATATCTAAACACTTGCTCTCTTCAAGGTCTACGCCCGGGGGAGTGGTCTTCAAGGTGTGTTGTAGTTTTAACGCTCCTGTTCCGTAGCCTAGACCCAAGATGCAAGTCTTACCCACGAACCGCTCAACAGGGTCAGCTTTAGAGATTTCACGCTTGTATATCTTTGATGCGAACACGGAGTACACATCTTCACCGTTAGCAAATGATTTGATCAAGTCCTCTTGACCTGACAACCATGCAAGCACCCGCGCCTCAATCTGCGAGGAGTCACAGTTAATCACCACATGACCGTAGGGCGCGATGATAGCGTTCTTGAGCGTTTTCTTTTTCTTGTCACGGCTCGGCAAGTTCTGAAAATTCACCTTGTCCATGCCTGACCAACGACCCGTATGTGCGCCATAGTATTTAAGTGGGATCGGTAGCCGGCCCTTGTTACGCGCACCAACGCCTATGAATCTCTCTATCCTTGACTCCTCTATGGTGGATTTGGTCCCGAGCCTCACTGCACACAACTGCTGAATGAACGGATCATCATGGGCGGTAAGCGATATAAAGCCCTCATCGTTTTTTGCAAGCGCAAACGTCTGCTTGCCTGTGGTCTTACTTAGCTTCATCGGGGGTTCAGCACCATACTCTTTTAATAACTCAGCGAACTGATTATTACTTGCGAGCTTTTTACGCACTGCTTCTTCAGTCTCACAGTTTAATTTCTCCATCAACGTGCCAAGCATAGCCAGCTTCTCTTGGCGCACTTCATGCAGACGGTCTTCAAGCATTGCGTCATCAACCTCAAGCACAGGATCAAGAAACATCCGTAGCGTCATGTCGATCAACGAAAACTCTTCGGGAGGATAATTAGATGCCAGTTCCCTAAATAGTGCTTTAGTGAGGTCAACGTCATTCTTGCAGTACTCGCCATACTGCGCCAAGCCCTCGGGCGTGAAGTCTTTGCGCTTCTTACCCTTGGCATCTTCTACCTCAGTACCCTTCGCACCCAACTCATAGCGTTCAGCAAGAGCCTTGAGAGACCCACCCGCATCTACCCCATGTATGGATCGCGCCATGCACAGGGTATCGAAATAGAAAGCAGGTCTGATATTAAACTTCCATGCAAGGATCGCACCATCGAACATAGTGTTGTGGCAAAGTAAGGCACTCTCAGCCCAATCAAACTGCATCAGGAATACCTTTGTTTCCTCACGACTGCCTGAGAACCAGACGGCTGGCGCATCGTCAACCTTAACGCCTACGCCGATCACTTCAAACTTTGTTTTGTTAACGTACTCTTCAGTAGTTAATTTACTTAGCGTGTAGTCTTGGGCGTAGTACGTCTCAAAGTCTAGTGTGATGAAGCTCATTTAAATCCTAAACCTTTAGCAAGGTTACTAAGCATACTGCCACCACCGCCACCGCCTGCGTAGAGAGTGTTGCTACTATTACCACCACCGATAGCACCGCCTAGACCCCCCGCGCCGTACTGCTGCATCCCTTGATACGAGTTATGTAATTGATTAATGTCGTTGTTCTGCGTACTCACTCGGAGGGCTTCCTGCTGACGATACATTACGTTTTTGTTTGTCTCTATCCACTGATTCCCGTCATATATCTCAAACTGATTAGTGATTTGGTTCATACGTAGTGAACCTGTGGCAACAGGGTGCGCCTTACTACTCAACGCAACACCATCCTCGTCACCCACACCCGCTAGTTTCTTCATCACCACCTCGGTGAATTCATCTTGAATAATCGCATCCCGCGCTTGCTGATACGCAGCTTTATCTTCTTCGGATAAGTACTTCCAGTAAGAGTTTAGGATGGTTTCCCATTTAGCGCCGTTTATAACCTGTGGAGTAACAAACTCTTCGGGGTTAGTCTTCATGCGCTCAATAAGTATTTGTATGCCTATGTTCATTCTTCTATCCTTATTGCGTTTACAAAGTCTTGATGTTTGTACTGCTCGGCAAAGGTTTTCATCAACCCCGCCTGAAGTACTTCCTTAGTGTTTTTCATACTCATGGCTAACTGCGCTGTGTACTTAGCGCTAGACACGCTCTCAGTATCAGCAACACCCGCGAGTTTCTTCATCACATACTCTGTGAAGTCATCACGCTGTCTATTTTTATGCCAATTGGTCAAGTCGTGCGTTGCTTCTTGCCATGCTGCTTTCTCCTCGTCAGTCATGTAGTTTTTAAAAACTTCAATTTGCTCAGACCAATCACTATATTCATTATTACGCATAATAAATTCTTCAGGGTGTGTCTTGGTACGTGCGATAAGTATTGCTAGTCCTGTGTTCATTTCTTCCTCTGCTGTGCCAAAGTATAGCTATCGGTAGCTATGTCATATTCTTTCGCGTACTTGATACCTTTCATTGTTAGTTGCTGTTCAAGTATTTTCAGCGAGTCTGCGGTTATCTGAGACATGGTTAGTACTGATTTAGGATTGTTACTACGTATTGCTATTTCTTCTAACAGATCATTCTTTTTATCACTACCCGCCAAGCGTTTCATCACGGCTTCGTTGAACAGCGTACGTTTAGCTTCAGTCATCGCTGCGGCTAATGCTTCTCTTTCTTCCTGAGTCATGCAGGGGCTAAAGTTATTTATTAAATCACCCCACTTACTATGTTTATTTAATTGCCCTTCGCTGAATTCTTCGGGATGGGTCTTGGTTCTTTCGATTAGGATTTCTACTGCTGATAACATGGCGTTCTCCAATTAGTATTGCAGGGGTAGGTGAAAGGCTAAATAAGCATTTTGTATAGGCAAAAAAGGGGGCGCAACGCGCCACCCGTACTGATTACTTCTTGAGATTATTTATTTCACGATTCAAATACCACTGAGCTTTCTCGAGGTCTTTCAACTTATCGCCCTTGTGACCGCTGCGTGTGACGTACTTGACCACGTTGCCAAGGTGATAGTTCAACTCTTTTGCTTCGATAAAGTCGATGGTCTCAATGCCCCCTGTGGTGTAGTGCGGAGGGCTGTTCACCATGTCATCAAGGCTTTTAGGTGTGAATGAAATAGGTGTTGCTACCTTGAACGTGAGAGGAGGTTCACCCCGCGCCTTGGCTAGAGCATCTTTTAAACCAATCTCTGACATAGTGAGGGTTTTGACTTTAGCCTTAGCCTTGGGCTTGGCTTCGATCTCAGCCTTGTGCTTGCTACGAACATTGTAGACATAGCTTTTTGATAGCCCTGTCTTTTTAATAATCATAGCGGGTGTAAGCCCTTGTTTGCACATCTCAATAACTTGCTCTAATTTATTGCGTTTCATTTTACTTCTCCTGTTTTGTGTACTTACGTTTAATTGCTGTAATACCCACTTCGGGTTCTTTCTCGGCGTACTTCGCCTTAATCATTTCATCAGCTAGGATATAACACCACGTAGCAACACGCGACTCACTTCCTGCTGTGACACCTCTACTAGTTAATCCTTGCAGCGCCATACCTGCAAACAAATCTCTTAGGTCTTCATCATCCATTAAGTTCTAGTGCCTCCCGATTGTGTTTAAAGGCATAGTCATTGCGGTACTCTGAGGGCGGAGTCCACCCGTACTTGCGCCACACGGCTTGCACGTTTGAGCCACTAACGTATTTGAATGTTGTGTTAGATAGGCTGTTCTGATTCTGCTGTTCCATTTAATAAGTCCTCTAGTATTGAGATGTTTGCTTCGTTAATTACATACGACATACCACCTGCTTTTCTAATATCCAATAAGGCTTTCTCTTGTAATGCTGTGGTCTTACCCTTCCCGGCCTTGCACTCTAAGCCAATGAACAGACCGTTGTAGCAAACTAAGAAGTCAGGTACGCCTGACACACCATAACCACCAGTTACAGGCATTGCATAATACGCGCCCATTGCTATCAACAACTTCTTTACACGATCTTTTACTTTTGCTTCGGGGGTCATACTGGATTCCTTAACCATGCTGCTGCCACATCTGCGTGTGGGATAAAACCGTTCTTGTGCTTAACGATGTTAGGTTCTCTTACATCATCCCCATCACCCCAGTACCACACGCGAGACACTTGCCCACGCCTATTTAATTCATACGCACCGATGTGTATCTTGCTTCTATCATGTAGCGTTTTAAGCGTAGACAACACAGACTTGATTGGTCTGCCTGTTAACTTCACTAGCGTACTAGCTGTAGCATGATTAACCTTCTGCAACATCTTGGCAACCGTTGAGCCTTTAATTGTTAATTTTGGTGTCTCACTCATCTTTTAATTTCTCCTCTAAGTATTCAATCACACCTTTGAGTTTTATACCCCGTACGTATGCATTTTCTAACTCACGACTATCCTTTGCTCGCGCAGTAATCTCTGTTGTCCATCGGTTATGTAAATCGTCATAACGCTCTTTTAGGTGAGCTATTTCAGCTTTTGCTTGGCTTAGTTGTTCCTCTACTGTCAGTTTCTTAGTTGCCATTCTTCTTTCTCTGTTCTGTATACATCCCTGCACGATAGCCAATCTCGTACGCCTTGCGTAACGTCATCATGCCCAGTTCGATTGCGTCACTCTCCGATATGAAATTCAACGCACTCTCTTGTGCTGCGCGGCGTATGCTGTCCTCGACCCGCTGCTGTTGAGCGCGTTCAATTGCGTCAAAGGCTTCGTCTTCTTCAGTCATAGTTTTTGTCCTCGCTTTAATCACTTGTATGTGGTCAAACATCTTCTTACCAAGTTCGTAGAACTCTTTGTCCTTACCTGTAGAGTTATCTTTAGCCACCGTTCTTCTCCTTGAGTTTGGCTTCGATAGCCCTTGCATATTGACCAACGTGAGTTTGTGGCTCTGCGTAAATCAAGTTTAATTCTTCATCCGTCAGCCCGACCCATTCTTTGCGTGGTGGTTTAATTTCAGAAACAACAACTTCCAAGGCTTGATAAAGTTTTTTGACAAGCACATCCTCAATCAATGGAACAATCGCTTCATGCACAAAATCTCGCAGTGTTTTTTCTTTTGCGTCAATCATGTGTTCTTCTCCTTGAGTTTGGCTTCGATAGCAAGACACATTCGTTCGGGGTATCCAACATTTGCCGCAAAGATATGATTTATTTCTGTTCCCGTCAGCCCTACCCACGGCTTACCCAAACAAGCACCGCACTTACCGCAAAACCGCTCGTATTGATCGGGTGATATTGGTGTAATTACTTGTTCAGGCAATGCAAGTGCTCGGCGTAGGACTTCTAAAGCATCGTATTGTTTGGGGTAGTAGGCATCCCAATTCTCAGGCATAGCGCCATTGTCTGTTGCAAATGCTTTTAAGTCTTCAAAGGCATCAAACGCTTGCTGCATGATTGCTCTGCTCATTTCTCACCCCCCTTCCATAACCCAAATTGCTGACGCAACCGCTGCAC